CCTCTCCGCGACTGCGCGGAGTTGCGCACGGTTTTTTGGAAACGGTCGGACATAGGCCGACAAACACAAACATGGCCGGAGTTACACGCTCCGGCCTTTATATTGGAGGCGGACATGGGAAAAATTGCCAGCGTGCAACAAGTACGGACCGCCGACCTGATCCCATATGAGAGGAACGCGAAGATCCACAGCACGGATCAGGTCGAGAAGATCGCGAAAAGCATTGAAGAGTTCGGCTTTCTCGCGCCGGTCGTGATAGACCAGAACAAAAACATCCTCGCAGGGCATGGGAGGGTCATGGCAGCGGAGCTGCTGGGCCTTGATACCGTTCCCTGCGTTTTTATTGAGGGGCTGACAAAAGAACAGGCCCGTGCATACATCCTGGCGGACAACAAGCTGGGCGAGGCTCCGTTCAACATGGAGATCGTTCTGGAAGAACTGGAAACTTTGGAGCTGGACGGCTTCGACATCGAGATAACCGGCTTCGACCTTCCGGACACCGACGACTGGTTTGAAAGGCGCGAACGGTACGACAACGACAACGAAGACGAGGACGACGAGTACAAGGACTTCGTTGAGAAGTTTGAGCCGAAGCGTACCACGGACGATTGCTACACGCCTGACGAGGTCTACGAGGCCGTTGCGGCGTGGGTGGCGGAACAGTACCACCTGGACCGGAAAACCTTCTGTAGGCCCTTCTATCCGGGCGGAGACTATCAGGCGGAGAATTACGCCGGAAAGGTGGTCGTCGACAATCCGCCCTTTTCGATCTTTTCGGAGATTATCAGGTTTTACGGAGAAAACGGCGTTCGCTTCTTTTTGTTTGGTCCGGGGCTGACGTTGTTCTCTTCTTCTGCTTTGGAATATGCTACCGCCCTTCCGTTGTGTGCGCAGATTACTTACGAGAACGGTGCGGTGGTGAGTACATCTTTTGTTACGAACCTTGAGCCGCACGAGATAAGAGCGCGAAGTGAACCGAGATTGTTTGACCTTTTATGCGCCGCGGATGAAGAGGCGCGGAAAAAGCGCGGAGGGCAAGAGCGCAAAGAACTTCCAAAGTATAGCTACCCTGACGAAGTAGTTACCGCTGCGATGATGGGACGATACTCGAAGAACGGCCTCGACTTTGTCGTTATGCGTGATCAGTCCGAACAGCTGGATGCGCTGGATATGCAGAAGGAAGCCGGCAAGGCCATTTTTGGGAAGGGATTAATTCTTTCATCAAAAACAGCAAAACAGAAGGCAAAGACGGAAGAAGCGACTTCGAGGAGAGTCGCCGAAAGAAGCGTAGAACTGGCGGAAAAAGAAGCGGAAAGAATTGTGGCGGAGAATGCGTCCGCTGTGAGGTGGGAACTGTCCGAGAGAGAGAAAGAAATCGTGAGGAGGTTGAGCCTGAATGACTAAAAAGACGATAGACCTCCAGGGGCAGGCTGCGGAAATCCTGAAAAAGGCCGAAGAGAAGGGAGTGCAGACGAACTTCTTCTTCGCGACCACCTTTAAACGGTATCAGGTGCAGATGAAGATCCTCGCGGATCTGGAGCGCAAGATCGCGGAGGACGGTCCGCTGGTGACGAAGGAGTACGTCAAGAACCGGGGGAACGTCTACGTCAACCCCGCCATCACCGAGTACAACAAAACGGCCACGGCGGCGAATGGGACGGTCGCCACGCTCATCAACATCATTAAGAGCTTCACCGAAGAAGGAGAGGCCGCCGGCAGCAAGTTCCAGAGCATGATCGAGCAGCTGAACGCGATAGATGGATAACTACATCCTCGCGTATTACCAGCGCATCAAAGACGGCACCGAGACCGTGGGGAAGAAGATCCGCCAAGTCTACGAGATGGTCATCCACGGTCTGGAGAAAAAGGAGTTCTTCTTTGACCAGAAGAAGGCCGCCGCCGCCGTCATGTTCATGGAGAACTACGTCCACCACCACGAGGGCGCACTCGCACCTGGGCTGGTACGGCTGGAACTTTGGCAGAAGGCCGCCATCTCGTGCATCTACGGCATCGTAGACAAAGACGGCCTCCGACAGTTTCGCGAGGTGTTCTGGGTGACCGGGCGAAAGAACGGCAAGACCCTCATCGCGTCCGGGATCGCGGAAAAGTCCATGTTCTTCGATGGCGAGTACGGCGCCCGGATCTACTTCGCGGCGCCGAAACTGGAACAGGCCGCCCTGTGCTATAGCGCCTTCTACAACAGTATCACCCAGGAACCGGAACTGACGGGCATCACGAAAAAACGCCGGACGGACATCTACGTCGAGGAAACGAACTCCAGTGCGAAGCCGCTGGCGTTTTCGGAGAAGAAAAGCGACGGCCTCAATGTTTCCTGTGCGATCTGCGACGAGCTGGCCAGCTGGCAGGGAGACCAGGGCCTCAAGTTCTACGAGGTCCTGCGGTCGTCCTTCGGATCCAGGCGCCAGCCCCTGATGTTCTGCATCACGACAGCGGGATACGTCAACGAGGGCATCTACGACGAACTGTACAAACGAAGCAGCCGGGTACTCCTGGGAGCAGCGAAGGAAAAGCGACTGCTCCCTTTTATTTACGAGATCGACGACGTCCGGAAGTGGAACGACATCAACGAGCTGAAGAAGGCGAACCCGAACCTCGGCGTTTCCGTTTCGGTGGACTACCTCCTCGGAGAGATTGACATCGCAGAGGAGAGCCTGTCCAAAAAGGCCGAGTTCCTGACGAAATACTGTAACGTCAAACAGTCCAGCAGTCAGGCGTGGCTGCCGGAGACCGCGGTGCTGAACGCATCCGGCCCGCACATGGAACTGTCCGACTTTTGCGACAGTTACGCCGTAGCCGGCATAGACCTGTCCCGCACGACGGACCTGACCGCCGCCACGGTGGTCATCGAGAAGGATGGGATCCTGAACGTCTTCGCGCACTTCTGGCTTCCGGGCGAGAAAATCGAGGAGGCCACCGCGAGGGACGGCCTTCCTTATCAGGTGTACATCCAGCGCGGCCTGATGTCGGCCAGCGGCGACAACGTGATCGATTACCGGGACGTTTACGCCTGGATGACATCACTTATCGAGGAATACCGCATCTACCCGCTGATGGTCGGCTACGACCGATATTCCGCCCAGTACCTCATCCAGGACCTGAAGGGCTACGGCTTCCAGGTGGATGACGTGTTCCAGGGCAACAACCTGACGCCGGTGATCAGGGAGACCGAAGGCCTCCTCCGGGATGGCCGCATCCGCATCGGTGATAACGATTTGTTGAAAGTTCACCTCATCGATTCCGCGCTGAAAGTGGACGCGGAGAGCGAGAGGTGCAAGCTCGTTAAGTTAAGAAAGAACGGCCACATCGACGGCACCGCCGCCCTGTTGTGTGCCATGTGCGTCCGCCAGAAGCACTGGCAGATGATAGGCGAACAATTGCGAAATTGAGGATTGACTATGGGACTCTTTGAGAAACTGTTCCCCAACCGCACGCAGGAGCGGGAGCGGGAGAAGGTGTACAGCGCCTTCAAGCTGCTGAACGGCTACACCCCGGTGTTCCGCACCTGGCGCGGGTCCATCTATGAGAGCGAGCTGGTCCGGGCGGCCATCGACGCTAAGAGCCGGCACCGCTCCAAGCTGCAGATGACCATCCAGGGAAGCGCGAAGCCGTCCCTCCAGACGAAACTGAAGAGCGGGCCGAATCCCTGGCAGACGTGGAGCCAGTTCCTGTACCGGGTCTCCACGATCCTGGAGGTGAGGAACAACGCCTTCATCGTGCCGCTCACGGACCGCTACGGCGACCTCTACGGATACTCAGTCATCTGCCCCACGCGGTGGGACCTTGTGACGGTGGGCGAGAGGAACGAGCCGTGGATCCGCTTCGAGTTCGAGAACGCGCCGAAGGCCGCCGTCGAGCTGGACCGCGTCGGGATCCTGACCCGGCACCAGTACCGGAACGATATGTTCGGAGCGGATAACTCCGCCCTGGCTGACACGATGGAGCTGCTGAACATCCAGCGGCAGGGCATCGAGGAGTACGCGAAAAACTCCTCCTCCTACCGCTTCATGGCGAGGCTCACCAACTTCACGAAGCCCGAAGACCTCGCGAAGGAGCGGCAGCGCTTCGACATCGAGAACTTCCAGGACAAGAACGGTGGCGGAATCCTGCTCTTCCCGAACACCTACAACGACATCCACCAGATCACCCAGCAGTCCTACGCGGTCGACGCCGACCAGCTGAAGCTGATCCAGACGTCGGTGCAGAACTACTATGGCGTGTCGGAGAAGGTGCTGCAGAACGCAGCGTACGGCGATGAGTTCAGCGCCTTCTATGAAGGCGAGGTCGAGACCTTCGCCATCCAGCTCTCCGAGGTGATGAGCCGGATGACATTCACGGAGCGGGAGCGGTCCTTCGGGGCTGCTTTCTTCTTCACGGCGAACCGCCTCCAGTACATGACCAACGCCGACAAACTGTCCGTCTCTTCCGACCTGGTAGACCGCGGGATCCTGAGCATCAACGAGGCGAGGGAGATCTGGCAGCTGCCGCCGGTGGAGGGCGGAGACATCCGTGTGATCCGCGGGGAGTATTACCCCGCCGACGAAAAGATAGGAGAAGACAATGGAAACGAAGGAAATCCGGTCGTTTGACTTTGAGATCCGCGCGGAAGAGTCCGAGGAGCGGGGCAAGTTCATCGAAGGCCGCGCCATCGTCTACAACCAGCGGACGAACCTCGGCTGGTATGACGAGATCATCGCCGCCGACTCCCTGAACGAGACCGACCTGAAGGACGTCCGCCTCCTGGTCAACCACAACACCGACATGATCCCGCTGGCCCGCTCCAGGAACAACAACGAGAACAGCACCATGCAGCTGACCGTTGACGAGGAGGGCATGAGGATCCGCGCCAACCTGGACGTCGAGAACAACACCGACGCCCGCTCCCTTTATTCAGCAATCGAGCGTGGAGACATCTCCGGGATGTCCTTCATGTTCGTAGTTGATAACGACAAATGGGACGACATCGACACCGAACACCCCACCCGCACGATTACCGGTATCAAGCGGGTCCTGGAAGTCTCTGCCGTCATCTTCCCAGCCTATTCCCAGACGTCCCTGGAAGCCCGCGGCCTTGCCGAAGCGCTGGAGAGCGCAAAGGCATCACTGGAGAGTGCAAAAGCCGAGGCGAGAGAGATCGAACGGAAGAAGCAGAAAATCCGCATCCTTTTGGAGGTCCAGTAATGGAACTGAAGAACATGACCGCCGAAGAGCTGCTCGAAAGAAGGTCCGCCATCGCCGGCGAACTGGACGACGAGGGAGCTGACCTGGACGCCCTGGAGGCGGAGGCCAGATCCATCAACGAGGAGCTGGAGGCAAGAAGAGCCGCCGAAGCCCAGAAGGCCGAGATCCGCGAGGAAGTGGCCAACGGCGCCGGCAAAACCACCGAAACCATCGAACCCATCGAGGAGAGAAAAGTTATGACCAACGAAGAGATCAGGTCCACCCACGAGTACAACGTGGCTTGGGCCAACTACATCAAGACCGAAGACGACCGCGAAGTCCGCGCCCTGCTGACCGAGAACGGCTCCGGAGATCTGCCCGTCCCCACCTACGTGCAGGACCGCATCCGCACCGCCTGGCAGCGCAACGGCGTCATGGACCTCGTCCGCAAGGTCTACATCAAGGGCAACCTGAAGTACGGCTTCGAGCTGTCCGCCACCGCCGCCACCGTCCACACCGAAGGCACCTCCGCCATCGCCGAGGAGTCCCTCGAACTGGGCGCCGTGTCCATCATCCCCGCCAGCATCAAGAAGTTCATCCGCATCTCCGATGAGGCTCTGGACCTCGGCGGCGAGGCTTTCCTGGACTACATCTACGACGAGCTGGCCTACCAGATCGCCAAGAAGGCCCAGCAGGAGCTGCTCAGCAAGATCACCGCGCTGACCGCCTCCGCCGCGACCAACGCCGTCGGCGTCGGTGTCGTTGCCGGCACCCCCAGCCTCGGTGTCATCGCGCAGGCTCTCGGCACCCTGTCCGACGAAGCGGTCAACCCCGTCATCGTCATGAACAAGGGAACCTGGGCGCAGTTCAAGGCTGCCCAGTACGCCGGCAGCTACGCCATCGACCCCTTCGAGGGCCTGGACGTCCACTTCGACTCCAGCCTGAGCGCCTACACCTCCAGCCTCGCCACCGGCACCGCGTGGTGCGTTGTTGGTGACTTCGGCGCCGGCGCCCTCGCCAACTTCCCCAACGGCGACGAGATCCGCATCAAGTTCGACGACCTGACCTACGCCGAGAACGACCTGGTCAAGATCGTCGGCCGTGAGTACGTGGGCCTCGGCGTTGTTGCCGACCACTGCTTCGCGAAGATCACGAAGTAAGATAGCGCACTGTAGGAGGGGCTGCTATGAAGACCATAATCGCTATTCCGTGCATGGACATGGTCCACACCGAGTTCATGCGTTCACTGCTTCAAATGAAGCGCGTAGGAGACGAGGTGGGCTTCGTCATAAGCAGCTCCTCTCTCGTCTACGATGCCAGGAACAACCTGGCAAAGCAGGCAATCGAGAACGGCTTCGACCGGATCCTGTGGCTGGACTCCGACATGTCCTTCAAGCCTGACCTCATGGCCCGGCTGATGGCGGACATGGACGAGAACAACCTTGAGATCGTGGGCGGGATCTATTTCGCCCGCAAGGCTCCGGTCGTGCCGGTGTGCTACCAGAAGGTGGGATACTTCCACAACGAAGAGACCGAGGAGGTCACGCCCGCCGCGCTGAACTATTACGACTACCCGCAGGACCAGCTCTTCCCCGTTGAGGGAATCGGCTTCGGTGCCGTGCTGGTAAGTGTCGACCTCGTCAAGAGGGTGCAGGATAAGTTCGGCCTTCCCTTCAGCCCGATCCTGGGCTTCGGGGAGGACCTGTCCTTCTGCATCCGGGCGAGGGACGTAGGCGCGACGATCATGTGCGACTCTCGCGTCAAGTGCGGCCACGTAGGCCAGTACATATTCGACGAGGCGATGTACGCCCACCCCAAAGACAAAGAGCAGAAAGAAGGCTAAAGACAAATGGCTATGCTTGATCAAGTAAAGCTCGCGCTCCGGCGCGCAGAAACAACTGCATACGACACGGAGATCCGCGCCCTCATCGGCGCCGCCTGCCAGGATTTGAGCATCGCCGGCGTCCAGACCGCTACATTCAGCTCGGCTTCCTCCTACAGCCCTGGTGATCGCGTGGTGTACGGCGGAGAGTACTTCGTCTGCACCACGCAGACCACCGCAGGCGAGGAGTTCGACGTCACCCAGTGGCAGCCGGACTTCCTGTTCCAGCGGGCGGTGGTGACCTACTGCAAGGTACACTTCGGTGAGACCGACGAGTGGGACAACCTGAAATCGTCCTACGACGAACAGAAGGCGCAGCTGCAGATGAGTACGCCATACACCAACTACGGCGATTATGCCGGCATTAAGACAGCACTTGGAGGCTCCAATGTTTGACACTGGCCTGCTGACGCTGTGCCTCAAGACCACCGCATCCTCCAACGGAGCCATGCCCGTGGAAACGCTCTCCCAGTACGGCCGGGCGTTCTACGGCGAGCGCACGGTATCCTACTCACGGATGTACGAAGCCAGAGGCGCGGACTGTCAGATCGACAAGCTCGTCCGGGTGCCGTTCGACACGCAGATCCGGCCGGACTCTTACGTCATCCTTGAGGGTGGCGATGAGTACCGGGTGGACGCGGTC